CTAATATGCAAATTAGTGATCCCACCGCACCAGGGTTGGTAATCAATACAACCACAGCAGGCGCGTCAAACTATGGTCGCTTGGCATTTACCGTAGGCAACTCTACCGGAAACGAAGGGCTTATTAGGTACAACTCAAACGATTACCACATGAGCTTTTGGACAAACGCTGGCGAGCGCATGCGTATCGACGGTTCTGGAACTTTAGGTATCGCCACCACTCCAAATACTATGTATTCTGGTTACGACGGTATACAAGTCCAAAATAGTTTGTGGTTTACCAATAATAGCAGTTTCTCTGGGTTTACACAAAACGCATATTACGATGGCGCTTACAAGTATACCACTACTGGAGCAGCTACTCTGTTTCGACAAATTAGCGGGCACTTTGAGTTTTTAAATGCTGTTTCTAGTACTGCCAACTCACAAGTGTCTTTCACTGAACGCATGAGAATCGATAACGATGGAGAAGTTGAGTTAAAAACTCCCCGTTTCTTTATTAATCATACTAATGGTGGTGTCTACAAAAATCTAGGCACTGTGATGGGAAATTCATCTGCTGGTCGTTATATTCACGTCAAAACAAATGCGATTTGGGGTGAAAATTCAATGACTATGTTTAGAGTTACCGGTTATTTCCCATACCAGGCATATGCCGAAGGATATTTGGGTGGATATCTTTATGGAGTTGCTTCCTATAGATCTGCTCCATATGGTCCGCTTTATACTAATCAAGGAACTCACGCAGCTGCACACAGTCTATATTATTCCCAAGGTAGTGGTGCTGAATTGATATTAGTATTAGATTGGAATACACCTTATAGTGGATTGATGATAGAGCATATTGGTGCAGGATCGAGTTATGGTGATCTTATGAGAGATGATTTAGAGATTGTTGCCTATACTCACTCTGCCAATACGACAGGAGTATATTAATGACGGATTCTGACCTTAGCTTTGTTGAATACACTGATTCTGATGGTAGAGTCCATTATAGAAATGTTAATTATGACGAAATAGTTGCAAGGGAACCAAAACCAGCTATTGAAGACCCCGTACAACCATCAGCAGAAGATGACATGAATTGGTTAAGGTCGGAAAGAAATAGAAAGTTGATGTCTTGTGATTGGACTCAAGGCGCAGATGTTCCTGATGCTATTAAACTTGCATGGCAACCCTATAGACAATCATTGAGAGATATTACAAATACATATTCAAATATGCTCGATGTTGTTTGGCCGGAAGAACCCGCTTAAGGATTTAAAACTAAATTATGGCAAATCTATCGGACATTTTAACTAATTATCAATCGGTCGACACGCTCGATTCCGTTACGGATAGAGGTGCAACTACTACAAATGCACTTACGATCGGTAACTTGACTTCGACTGGTATTGATGACAATGCTACCAGCACTGCTATTACAATTGATACCGGCGGTAATGCTTCGTTTGGACTGTCCTCGGTATCCCCGATAATCTCATCAACCAAGACTATACAGGTAGCCTCTACTGGCAACACCACGCTGTCCGTAAGATCGACAGATGGAGTAAATGATAGAAGCGCAATCTTGGAATTGCTTTCATCAGGGAACGGGGTATCCAAGTCTATTATTTTGTATGGGGACACCGATACAAGCCCGTCTTCACCTTCCCCTTTGGTTTTTCAAAAATATCACTCCGGTGCTAGGGCGGAGGTAGCTCGTTTTACATCCACAGGAAATCTTCGACTTGGGGATTCTACGCCTGCCTTCATTGATATAAAGTCAGGCACCGGAACTAATAATGGCGGAATACGCTGGAGATTTAATTCAGATTCCAGTGTTTATGGATCTCTCTCGTTGCCTTATGACACGCGAGGGACAACAGGATTACATCTATATTCTGGCTATCCGATCACTTACACGGTTCCGAGTACCCAGGCGCATCAATTTGTAATCGGCAGTGCTGAAGTCGCGCGCATTGACGCTGATGGTCTAAAAATGGCAAGTGGAAAAGGAATAGATTTTTCTGCCAACTCTAATGCATCTGGTATGACTTCTGAGCTTCTTGATGACTACGAAGAAGGTACTTGGACTCCCTCATATTCAACTACGAGCGGTAGTTTCTCGGCTATCACATATTCATACCAGCAGGGTTGGTACACAAAGGTTGGGAATCACGTGACTGCGGGCGGTAGAATAATACTTTCTGCTTATACACAGGGAACAGCTAGTGGTAATGTTTTTATTAACTTACCTTTCACTATTAAAGCGGCATATTTTAGTGGAACCATGATGCCTTTGGGCGGATGGACAGGCTATGTACCAAATACTTGTTATGGTAATCCATCGAATGCTAATATTTTTGTAATGGGATCAGATTGGGGCAGTTCATCTGTAGTTAGCATTACACCAGCAATGATATTATCAAGTGCTGATGTTATATTTACTATTAGTTATACAGTATAATTACCCCACTCAGAGATTGGGGCGGACAAAAGGAGAAAAGCAATGGCTTTAACAGAAAGAACAGAACAAGACAAAATCGAAATCGTAGGGACATTCAAGTCAGTACAAGTTCGAACAGCTACGGTAATTGAACGCGATGGCGAAGAAATCTCACGAAGCTTTCATCGTCACGTAGTTCAACCTGGGGATGATACCTCAAGCGAGTCAGCAGAAGTACAAGCAATTTGCGCCGCAGTTCATACTGCAGAAATTATTGCAGCTTATCAAGCTGCAACAGCGGAAGCAGCACCTTCCGGCGAGTAAATTTAAATGGCAATCACACGCCTTAACAGTTTAGCAATTCCAGCGGGTACAGTTGAACCTGCGGATATTTCGTACCCGCTTACTAATTTTTCATCAACTGGTATTGATGACAATGCTATATCAACTGCTCTAACTATAGATACTAATGGCAAAGTTTTTATGGGACCGACGTCAGCTGCTCCAGATTCTGGCGCGGCATTGCATGTTCATAAAAGCCATGCTGGAGCTCCAGTAACATTTGGTAACGAATCAATGGTAGTTGTTTCTACAAATGATTCAGCGGCCGGAGTACAAGGATATATTGGTAGTCTTTTCTTTGGGTCTCAAGATGTTAGTTCGACTGATCAATATGTATGGAGAGCAGCTGGAATTGCAGGATACATGGCTGGTGACGTTGGTACTGGCGGAGGTTCAGCTGATTTATTATTTTATAGTACAAATGCGAGTCAAACTCCAACAGAGCGCATGCGTATCGATAGTGATGGTAACGTCGGCATTGGTACTTCGGATCCTGCAAGACTTCTGACTGTAAGCGGACCAGGAGGAACTCTACTTTCTTTAGTTTCTACTAATGACGATAACTGCCAAGTGTTGTTTGGAGATAGCGCCAGCGATACAGTTGGTAAGGTTGTGTATGCCCACGACACTAATCACATGAGGTTCGAAACTAATAGTGCAGAGCGTATGCGTATCGATAGCTCTGGCGACATTTCTATTGGTTCAGTTTCAAACCACTCTGGCGCAAGAATTGTTATCAATGACACGCCGCCGACAGCCTTTGGCAGTCCCATGCTTCAGGTCGGGCAAGAAACATTTACAGCCAGTGGGTACTATTCTATTGGCTTAGGATACACAGCTGGAAGTTATACAGAACCGCCCGCAGAGATTGCCGCAGTTGCTACTTCCTCATCTGGCGGTACTACCGCAGATATTGTTTTTGGCACAAGAAATGTAACCACCAACACCGCTGTAACAGAGCGTATGCGTATCAAATCTACTGGTCAGATTGGTATTGGTACAAACTCAATCTCAACGTATAATGATCTAGAGGTTAATGGCAATATATATGGCACTATGCTTGCCACCAACATATATGGTGTAATCGGGCACAACTTACTTTACGCCGCTAGTAGTTGGCGTCATGTTGGAAACGGATACGGATATGGCTGGGCACAAACTGGTACAAATGGGTCGGATCTTGTTTTATACAGTGGAACGCAAAACACTTCGGGTCACGGCGCGGCAGCCTCGATAACCGCGCGTTTAACCGTTAAAGATGGTAAAGTGGGGATTGGGCAGACTAGCCCCTCTGGAAAACTATCTGTAAGGACAGTGGGAAGCGCGGCGAATAACGCATGGGCAGGCGGATTGGATACACTATATCTTGAGAACAGCGGTAATTGGTCTGCACCAGCAATCAAGTTTAAAGAGGATAATTCTAATGTAGGGGCCAGTATTACAGGTCAGAATATGGCTAGTGGTGCTATGGATTTAGTGTTTGCAACTAGAGCCACTTCAAGCACAACTTCTACAATGTATGAGCGCATGCGTATCGATACCGACGGCTACGTTGGAATTGGTATTACTAATCCATCTGAATACTTAGAGTTAGCACGAACCGCTGGTAAAATTGGTTGGGGAGTGAATGGTGACTATGGAGCACAGATTGGTTATTTCGATGATGGTGGCGGTGTACATGGTTTTCATGTTGATACCAAACACGTTGGCACGGTCACTTCAGAATCGCGTTTTGTAGTACGATCAAATTCAGGTTATGTAGGTATTGGAACTAAAAATCCCAATTCATTGTTACATATTGGAAACAATGGAGGCGATACACGAGATTCCATTAATATTGGAACTAACTATCCAAGCAATAATACGAAAACAGGAAAAATAACTTGGAGAGATGGGTCCAATATTACAGGACAAATAGATACAAGTTACGATGGCACTGCCGTTCGTATGAATATTGGTTCGTTATATTCATCTGGATATAACACTGATGATGTTATGCGTATCGATCCTCGTGGAGTTACAAAACCGAAAAACCCTGCTTTTTACGCGAGACATAGTAACAGTTCGCAAGGGGTAGGAGTTATACCTTACAATAATCAAGCTTATGATATTGGCTCAAATTATAATACCAGTAACTATAGATTTACTGCGCCGGTGGCAGGATACTACTTTTTTCAGGCGCATACATTAGTAAGTAATGGTGTTGGTGGAGACTATAGAATGAATATAAGAAAAAATGGATCAAGAGTTTTTGGGTCGGAAAGAATAATTCATAAACCTGGAAGCACTTGGTGGACTTTAGATTGTAATGCTCTTGTCTATCTAGCAGTAAATGACTATGTAGATGCATATTTTAGCAATGCGCCCTCCGGAGGAAGCATATATGGCGATGCAAATTATAATGGGTTCTTTGGATACCTAGTTTCATAATTGAGGAAAATAATTTATGGATATCACAATTACACTCACTGACACAGAGTATAAAGGTCTACAATCAGTGGCAGCAGATCCACAGCAATGGGTTGAAAATGCCGCAACAAATCGTGCAAGAGTTGCAGTAGATGATATTGTAAGACTTTACACAAATCGAGCATTAGACGAAGGAGTCTCAATTCCTGGTACTCGTGACGAAATCATTACAGATGCCTTTGCTCGCGGCTGGGTCTCCGTGCTAACAGAACCTGGAGACACCTTATCAGGAGAATAAATAATGGCAGTCCGAAGACGAAAGACAGCGAAGAAGAGACCTGTGCCAACGAACAAGAAGTTGTACGCAAGAGTGAAAGCGCAAGCAAAGAGAAAGTTTAAAGTATACCCTTCAGCTTACGCAAATGGATGGCTTGTAAAAACTTACAAAGCCAAAGGCGGTAGATACCGCATGGGGAGCAAGTAATGCCAGCAGGTAAAGGAACTTATGGTAAAAAGCGAGGACGTCCTTCTAAAGCAGCAAAAAAGCGCGGTAAGAAGAAAAAGTCTATGGGTCTAACTGCAAAGCAGAAGAAACTGCCTAAAGCTCTACAAGCAGCTATTCTTCGAAAAAAGAAAAAGTAATGGCAAAGCCAAAAGGTGGTTTAACAAAATGGTTCAAAGAAAAGTGGGTAGATATCTCCCGTCCAAAAAAGGGCGGGGGGTATATGCCTTGTGGTCGTAAGAAGTCCAAAAAGGGAAAGTATCCTAAGTGTGTCCCAGCTTCAAAAGCTGCTCGTATGACGGCCGCACAGCGTAAATCTGCTATTCGTCGTAAGAGAGCTGCAGGTAACCCAGGTGGAAAGCCGACTATGGTAAAAACTTTTACCAAGTCGAAGAGGAGAATGCGACGTGGCGGTAAAAAGAAAAGGTAAGAAAAGAGATCCTCGTTTAAAAAGAGCGGGAGTTTCGGGGTTTAATAAGCCTAAGCGCACTCCCGGACATGCAAAAAAGTCACATATTGTTGTAGCGAAAGTAGGCTCTAAGATTAAAACAATTCGTTTTGGGCAAAAAGGAGCTAAGACTGCAGGCAAGCCCAAAGCAGGAGAAAGTGCAGCAATGAAAGCGAAACGTAAAAGTTTTAAAGCTCGTCACGCAAAAAACATTGCAAGAGGCAAAATGAGTGCAGCTTATTGGGCCGATAAGGTAAAATGGTAATGAGTGATTTTCATCCAGCAGACGTAAATGGTGATGGCAAAGTAGATGACCAAGAAAAAGCGATGTACATGGAGTTTAAGCGAAAGGAGCTAGAAGATGCGGACGCAATGCGAGATGCACAAAGAAACATGGCGTGGTATGCTCTTGGTGGGATGCTGCTGTATCCCTTCGCTGTTGTTGGTGCTGATTTTGTTGGCTTAGATAAAGCATCTGGTATTCTTGGAGATATGGCACCGACTTACTTTGTAGCGGTAGCAGGCTTGGTAGCAGCGTTCTTCGGCGCACAGGCTTACCAAAAAGGAAAATAAGTGGACTTCTTAATTGATCTTGCAGTAAATTTTTGGCAGTGGACTATTGTAATCACTCTTATTCTTGTAGGCTTTGTAGCAAGTATTTTTGATGGGCAAGGAGAAGATAGGGTAGGTTTTTATTATGATGAAATGCCTCATATGAAGCCCCTCCCCATTCAAACAAAAGATAAAGGATTTTGGAAAGCAATATGGATGTGGATGTTAGGTGTTCGTCAATGGGAAATCTGTGATGATTTTCATTTTACACTAGGAGTGGAAGAGTATGTTATTCCCAAAGGATTCCAGTTTGATGGTGCGTCTGTTCCTAAATTTCTTGCTATGTGGTTGTCTCCTACCGGTGTATTACTTATGGGCGGTCTTGTTCACGACTATGGCTATAAATATGCTACTCTTATGAAAAAAGATGGAACAGATATTGGTAAGAAAGATCAAAAGTGGATGGATAAGCTTTTCCGTGACATTTGTATTGAAGTAAATGGTTTCAAGCTGTTAAACTATTTAGCATACTGGGCTCTTCGAGTCGCAGGATTTGCAGCTTGGAACGGACATAGAAAAAACGATTAAAGGTATAATAATAACATGACAATAGAAATAAGTAGGAGAGACTTAGTCTCCGAGCGACTTGTTGAATTTCAATCTGAGACGAGGTTTCTCAAGCTTCCAGTAGATCCATACTTGGACTTACTCGGCGTTACACCTCTTCCGTCTCAAATGGCGATCATAAATGCGATAAACAACAATAAGTATCGTTTTGTAACTGCAGCAATTTCAAGAAGACAGGGCAAAACTTATATCGCAAATATTATTGGGCAGCTAGTATCGCTAGTCCCAGGTTCTCACATTTTAATTATGTCTCCGAACTATGCCTTGTCTCAGATTTCTTTCGACTTACAAAGACAATTGATTAAGCACTTTGATCTTGAAGTAGCAAAAGATAATGCTAAAGATAAAGTAATTGAACTAACAAACGGTTCTACAATAAGAATGGGTTCAATTAATCAAGTAGACTCTTGTGTAGGTCGTAGTTACGATCTTATTATATTTGATGAGGCAGCACTTGCAGATGGTAAAGAAGCTTTCAATGTTGCACTTCGTCCCACCCTAGACAAAGATAATTCTAAAGCTCTGTTTATCTCTACTCCACGAGGAAAGAGTAACTGGTTTGCTGAATTTTTTAATAGAGGATTTACTGATGAGTTTCCTGAATGGGCATCTATACGTGCAACCTATAAAGATAACCCTAGGATGTCTGAGAGTGACGTTTCAGAAGCTAGAAAAAGTATGTCAGAAGCAGAGTTTAAACAAGAGTATGAAGCAGACTTTAACACCTATGAAGGGCAGATTTGGAACTTTAATCATGAAACCTGCATTGAAAACTTGGAAGAATTCGACGTTTCAAAAATGGATATATTCGCAGGTCTTGATGTGGGGTATAGAGATCCCACTGCCTTTTGCGTATTGGCATACGACTGGGACGACGAAAAATACTACATCTTAGACGAGTATTTAGATGCTGAAAAAACTACAGAACAACATGCTGTTGAAATTAGTAGACTTATGGAAAAGTGGGATATTGATTATATCTTCATTGATTCAGCAGCTCAACAAACTAGATTTGACTTTGCTCAGAACTATGATATTACTACCACAAATGCCAAAAAGTCTGTACTGGACGGTATTGCTCATGTGGCTGCTATTGTTGATAATGATAATTTAATTATAGACCAGAAATGTCTTCATAGTTTATCAGCACTAGATCAATATCAATGGGATCCAAATCCTAACCTCGCTAGAGAAAAACCAAAACATAATATGGCGTCACACATGTCCGATGCTTTACGATATGCAGTTTATTCATTTCAAACTTCGTCTACAAGTTTCTAGAAAGACCTAAGAAAAAAAGTAGTTGACAATTTAGTTTCCTCACGATATAATTTCGTTATTAAAAAGTAATAGATTCAAAGATGACAGAGCTAAAACGAGATCCCGTAAAGTATATACGAGATAAAGCAAAATCAAGGTATGAAAAAGCTTCTGAGTGCTATATATGTGGAGCAGACACTGAGCTTGATTTTCACCATTACTATAGTTTAAGTCCCCTACTTCAGAAGTGGGTAAAAGAGCAAAACTATATGATGGAAGACATTCGAAATTTTAGAGACGAATTTATTAATGAGCATATTGAAGAGTTATACGATTATACTGTTACTTTGTGCCACGCTCACCACTTAAAATTACATTCAATATACGGGCGAAACCCAACACTACACTCAGCGCCTAAACAAAAACGTTGGGTAGAGATACAAAGAGGAAAGCATGGCTTGGTATAATAATATTTTTGGCGATAAGGAGGAGAAGTTAAATCCTGCTCAACCTTATTTTGACCATAAAATTGAGAGCAGCAGAGAGCCTACTTTTAGTTTTGAAAGAGCGTATGAAGACTTAGAAATTGTAAATCGCGGTGTTAATATGATTATTGATGATACCGCTGAGATAAATGTAAAAGTCGGTACTCAGCTACCTATCCAAAGTACTATAAAAGGTATAAAAAGATCCAGAGTATCTCTCTTACTAAATAAAGAGCCTAACCTATTTCAAGATATAAGTTCTTTTCGTCGCAATCTTATTATAGATTATTTAATAGACGGCAATATTTTTATATATTATGATGGAGTCCACCTTTATCATCTGCCAGCAAGTAAGATGAAGATTCATGCAAGCGAATCTACTTATATCGAAAAGTTTACTTACAATGAGCAAGTAGACTATAGCCCTCGAGAAATTATTCATGTAAAAGAAAATTCTTTTTATTCTATTTACCGAGGCGTTTCAAGATTAAAACCCGCTCTTCGTACTATGGTACTTATGAAGCGTATGAGAGAGTTTCAAGATAACTTTTTTAAGAATGGAGCAGTTCCAGGCCTTATACTTAAATCCCCAAATACACTGTCTGAGAAAATTAAAGAACGAATGATTCAATCTTGGCAGCAACGTTATCGTCCTGATGCAGGTGGGAGACGCCCACTAGTTTTGGACGGGGGTATAGAAGTAGATCCTATTTCAAATATAAATTTTAGAGAACTGGATTTTCAATCAGCAATTACAGAGAATGAAAAAATTATTTTGAAGGCTCTTGGCATCCCACCTATCATGATGGATTCTGGTAATAATGCAAATCTTCGTCCAAACATGAGAATGTACTATCTTGAGACGATACTACCTATTGTAAGAAAAATTAACTTTGCACTAGAAAAGCATTTTGGATTTGAACTTACAGAAGACGCTACCGATATTCCAGCACTTCAACCAGAGTTACGTGATCAAGCTCAGTATTATTCAGCACTTGTAAATACTGGTATTATAACTCCTAATGAAGCTCGTGAAGCTATCAATTTCGAGCCGATGGAAGGTTTCGATGAGTTAAGAGTACCAGCAAATATTACAGGAAGCGCAGTAAATCCTGACGAGGGCGGTAGGCCCACAGAAGAAGGAGAAGATTAATGGCAGTACGACAAAAACAAAAAGTATTAGATATTGCATATGCACAATTTAAAAAGCATGGTCTTGCTTTAGATATCGACTACAAAGAATATGCAAAGGTAGTAGGCCCTCAAGACGCCCTCCATGCTATTTCAGTAAAAAGAAGTTTTAAGGCGTGGAAGTATCTTTTACACGCACTTAAAGTAAAGCACCCAGATTTGGGTAAAAAACCGGAGCCAGCACCTGCTCCGAAACCTGCCCCGAAGGCTAAAGTAGCACCTGCTGCACCTTCGAGCGAGGCTGCTCCGGCAGAAGAGAAGAGTGAAGACTAATGGAAAAGATTTTTAATCTTACCTCTACCTTTAAGGCTTTAAATGAAGACGAAGATGGTAGCGTTCACATTTGCGGAATGGCTAGTACTGCTGACTTCGACCGAGCGGGAGATACAATTTCCGCAGAAGCTTGGACTAAAGGTGGCCTTGGTAACTTCGAAAAGAATCCTATTATTCTTTTCAATCATGACTATAACAAGCCTATTGGACGTGCTACAGGACTTAAAGTCACTGAAAACGGTCTTGAACTAAAGGCTAAAATTTCTAAATCTGCGCCCGATCATGTCGCGCAGCTTGTAAAAGAAGGCATTCTTGGAGCATTTTCTGTTGGTTTCCGAGTCAAGGATGCTGATTACCTATCGGAAACTGACGGATTAAAGATTAAGGATGCTGAGTTGTTTGAGGTGTCGGTTGTTTCCGTACCCTGTAATCAAGCAGCAACTTTTTCTCTGGCGAAGTCATTCGACTCTATTGAGGAGTATAATGAATTCAAAAAAACTTTCACCAATCGTGTAGATCTAGCCGGTCAGTCTCTGGCTAAGGATGAAAATTCATCGGTAGCTAGTGAAACACCGGACGAAGCGGAAAAATCCGCTAAAGAGGAGATCAATATGTCGGAAGTAAATACTCCCGAAGTCGACTTGGAAGCTTTTGCTAAGAAGGTAGCAGAGGAAACTGCTGCTAAAATTGCAATGAAGCAAGCTGAGTCAAAGGCTGCAGAAGAAAAAGCAGCTCAAGAAGTCGCTGAAAAAGCTCAAGCAGATGCTAAAGCTAAAGAAGCACAAGAAGAAGAAGTAAAGCAAGCTATTACTACTGGCGTTGAGTCAGGTGCTGAGCGCCTGATGGCCGATATTCAAGCTAAGCTTTCTGAGAAGGATGCAAAGATTGAAGAAGTAATGCTGCAACACGCAAAGGACTTGGAAGAGAAATCTGAAGAGCTCCAAAAAATGCGTGAGTCAAAGCGTGTATTCGCAGACCGTGCAGAGCAAGGTACTGTTTCTAAGTGGGGCAAAGATTTCATGTACGGACACCTGTTGGGTGTTATGACTGGAAAAGGTTGGGAAACTAACTCCTCTAAGACTCTAATGGAAAAAGCAGGTAT